CGATCACCAAGTCATCTCCAAGGATGACGTATGGTGCCGCAGACGGGTCTCCCTTCCAGAGGGAACGTACCACTGCGTGGTGCGTCAGCGCAAACGCAGCGAAAGAGGCGACAACCCCTAAGGGTTGTCCCACCTTCCATGCGATATGCGCCTTCGCACTACCAGGGTAATCCACCTGGGCAGGAATCCGAGCTAGGATCGAGAAGGTGTTCACCCACATTCTCCAGTTCTTGCTTGGGTTCAACCGAAGCAAGACGGCACGGGTGAGTGCCAACGGGAATCGATCGGTGGCTGAGGAGAGATCAAACGAATAAACCGTTCGACCCTCCCTCAACCATTCGATCACTCGGTTCGCTCCCTTAACCTGTTCAAAGGTACAGTCTTGAGGTATCTTAGCGAGAGCGCTGTAAAGCACTCTTGCCCAAGGTGCCAGCAAGTACTGCACCCAGAACGGAGGGGAGAGGTAGAACCGAGCTTTCCCGTCCGTTTGCACCCGACACCTGATGCGGCCAAGGGTATTGGGTATCAACCCATGACCCTTTGGGAGCCTCACCGGGATCACTGGTATTTGCTTCAAGGCAAAAGGCCAGCGCTCCCAGAGGTCCCACCGGTTAGCCCATTGGCTGAGAGTCCAAGAGCCGTGGATGAGCTCTATCCAATCGGTGGACAGAGACCCATCTCGGTTCCGGGATCTCAGTATCAATGGGTCAGGAACCGGAACCCATCGGGGTAGCCGGAGCTCCGGAAAGCACTCCCGTACCGGTCTACGTCCTACGGATCCCCAAGGGATCTCGCAGAACGGACTTGCAGTCGGGAGCGACCCGAGCACTTCACTAGAGAATGGTGCCGTGACCGCCCGTTCGAACTTCTGCACATCCTGCGGCGTTGGTTCGGCGTGTCTAGGGCCTAAACCCGTGAACACCCGCCACAACTGCAGTAGCTGCGCAAAGTGTTCGAACCGACCCGTCCTAGCTACCCTCTCAGGGTACGCCAGATATCTGGCGCTCACCCAAGGAGGGCGCTCGGGCTCTTCCCCAGCCCTTAGCTTCAAGAGGTACTGAACGATGAGTTTACATCGTTCAGCAGCCCACTTGAAGCCGGAATGGGAAATCCACCGCTGTACCGCAGCAAGAACTTGCTTACGGTACGGCGTGTCGACGAGGGGGAGCATGGCGTATGCTTGCCTTGCGGCGGTGGTGCTCATAGGAGTTACCTCCTGTGATGTGCCACTGGCGCGCTGGCGCGCAAGCGCCACATCCCCACGACCGGTGGATTTC